TATTCTATGCATCTAAGAACAAAGGTGTTATAAAAGGGGTAAAAAAAGGAGCATAAATGCAAAGACTAGATAAAATTAAAGAAGTCAAAGTTGGCGAACAGCAAGTTGAGATAGATCCTAGATCTAAAACAACTGCTGACAAAGCTTTTAACTACATTGGCACAGGAAAACCTGAAATGCCAGTTGGTGGTCAAAAAAGAATGCTAGCTGAAAAGAAAAGAAACTCTAAAGCGTACTAATATGTGGTTATCGGCAATTAGATTAGCCGTTTCTGCTGGAAGTAAAATCTACGCTAATAAGCAGAAGACGAAGATGGCAATGTCTGAGGCACAACTCATGCATGCATCTCGTATGGCCGAAGGTAAGGAAGCTTACCAGGGCAAATTATTAGAAGCTAGACAGTCAGACTGGAAGGACGAGGCAGTTTTAATAATTTTAAGTTTGCCCGTAGTAATTTTGGCCTGGGCAGTGATATCGGATGACCCGACTGCTATGGACAAAGTAAAATTGTTCTTCGAAATGTTTTCGCAGCTCCCGTCGTGGTTCACAAACCTGTGGATCCTTGTCGTTGCGTCGATTTATGGTATAAAGGGTACACAGATTTTTAGAAACGGAGGAAAAAAATAATGGCTGGATATTTTTTTAGATACGTGGTTCCAAAAATTGGAAAAAATTTAGCAAAGAAAAGAAAACATCAAGATGATATTGTTAAAACAAGAGATAGAATAATTAAAGAATACGGTATAACTGATTCAAAAGTAAAAACTGATTTAAGAACAAGAGCTAATCAACCAAAAATAAATAAAAAAATAGCTGATATACAAGATCGAGCTAGAGTTAAAAAAATGGGCGGCGGAATGATGGGCCGTAGAATTAATTATAAAAAAGGTTCTAAAAAGTTTCCTGATTTAACAGGAGATGGTAAAGTAACATTCGCTGATATCTTAAAAGGTAGAGGTGTTATTAACGGTAAGAAAAAGAAGGTATAATGACTAAACTATGTCCAAGAGGTAAAGCCGCAGCGAAGCGAAAATTTAAGGTATATCCGTCAGCATACGCGAACGCATATGCTAGCAAAATTTGTGCTGGTAAAATTAAAGATCCATCTGGTGTAAAGAGAAAAGATTTTAGAGGCAGCAAAGCCGAGGGTGGGTTAATGGAAGCTACTGAAAGATTAAAAAGACAAGGTTTAAAAGATGGTGGTAAAGGTTGTAAGTTAGCCAAAAAAGGTAAAGGAAGAGCTTACGGAAAGAATTCGTAATGGCTAAAAACGGTTTAGATAAATGGTTTGCTCAAAAATGGGTAGACATAGGAAGTAAAAAGAAAGATGGTTCTTTCTCAAAATGTGGAAGATCTAAACAGAAAGCAGATGCAAAACGTAAGTATCCAAAAT